TCATTCTCTTTTTCTTATTGTCCATTTAGCATCCGGCGACACTCTCTTCCCACCGCTATCAATTATCGAAAGATGAATGTGATTTGTCATTCCATCACCAAACTTCGGCTTCAGGTCTTGCGCCGTGCCAATTCTTTGACCTCGAAGCACAAAGTCTCCTTTCTTCACCTCCGGTGATGTATAGAGCACTTTAAATTCATACCCCTCATGACCAATTATTACTGCGCTTAGTCCTTGATTGTTTGATTTATAAGCATTGGAAACTCTCAAGACTTCTCCGTTGACTGGAGACACAATTTCCTGACCGGGCTTACTTACAAAATCGACGCCACCATGATATCGGGTTCCAACTCTCTTCCCATCATTGCCATATAGTGCGCGTGGAGCGAGGAAGAAACCGATCCCGTAGTCATCTTTCGTACGTATTTCGTCGCTACCTGTTGGTGAAACGACATCTGAACCCTCAGGTAACGGATTTCCCAGAATTCTCTTGCTGCGCATGAATCTATTTTGCCCGTCACTCCAAGGTTCCAGTTCTTCATGGCTTATCCTGGTCGACTCAGCCCAATTATTCATGTCTTCCAATTGCTCATCCGATGGACCCGGATCGTCATCCCCAGGATACTGCCCAGGATCGCCCTTATCTGGATCACCATCCTCGCAAGCATAGACTGCATCCTCTCCGTCACCACGGTCAGATGTGTAGCATGCGAAACATTCCCCATCAGGAATATTCAACCAATCCTCACATACGCGCTTGGCGAACCTTTCAAGCTCATCCCCTGTGTCATGAAGCCCTTTCTCGATGGCATTCCCGGCGTCTTGAACGCCTTTTTCGATGGCATTCCCGGCGTCTTGAGCGCCCTTTTCGATGGCATTCCCGGCGTCTTGAGCGCCTTTCTCGAGGACATCACCGCCCTTCTTGATTATGCTGTCGCCTTTGTGAGTAAAGGCTACCGCTTGATCGGCAGAAGTGGAGAAATAAAACGCTAGCAAAACTAAGAAGCGAAATTTCATTGTGATCTCTCCCATAGTTACCCGTAAACAGAATCAAGTTGGAGCCAATAATACCATCGCCTCATCGAATGCCAAAACACGGGTTAAAATTTCTAATATGGGAGAACATTCGTATCATGCCAAATTTTCTGGCTGAAATCCCTGTGCTAAAGACGGACGCTCATGTCCTGCTCTCGACGACCCAAGTTCAGTCAAGGGCTTAGTTGTGAAATTTTCTGTTGGCAAAACTGTGACCTCTTGACCGGCTCATGCCTCACCCGTCAAAGAGCTGCTGTTCACTTAGCTCGCAGCATGATGCAGACTGGGCGCGGCCCTTCCGTCCGCTGCTGAGAGCACAGACGGGTAGTTGAGCCCACTCTGGCCATTATTCATGGCAATGACCTTTGCTGGAGCAGAATGTCGGACCGGCTCATGCCTGTCATTCGTCGCGCCGATCGACGCTGCGGTGCAACCTCACCAAAGTGGACCATTGTTGGCTACGCTTACTAACGTGACGTGAGGCAGATAACTCAGCAAGGGCGGAACTTAAGACTACGTAGCGCGGCGACCTTCCGACTTTAGGCGGTTTGCTGCGGCTCTAATACGAGCACGCTGCGCGGCTTCTCCCAGATCTCCCATGTCTCTCACCGCATCCAAGAACTGCTTAAGAGAAGCGCTCGGGACACGGTTGGTGATCCGAAGGCCAAATAGAGTTGGGGTTAGGTCCTGCCCTTGATGATTTTCGGAAAGTGCCGCTTGGTCTAACAGCAGATGGTTAATCAAGAACTGCGGGTGCATCACAATATTTGCAGACAAATCTCGCTTCCTTAACTCTCGCAAGACTTTCGCCTCTTCGGTCATCCACCACGTATTGTAACCATATAGGTCAGTAGTTACCCGTTCGCCTCGCTCGTTTCGTTCAGCAGTGATCAGAAGCGCCATCTGTGCGTCATTTAGCGCAAGTTTAGCATGTCCAGACGTTGTGCCTCGATCTCGGGCGTCTAGGATGCCATCAGCAATTTCTTGGGCTAGGTCGGTATCAATCTTGGATGTAACTCCCTCCAATTCCACGAACTCGAAACCATACTTTTCTATCAAGTAAGAGCCGAATTCATCTATGTTGCGTTCCGGTTCGGCGAACCAAGAAGCACTTCCAAACTGATTGAGAAAATCGCTCCAGTCCCTAGGCTGGCGTGTGTGGCCAATCGGCTCAAAATACGCATAGCCAAATGCTCTAATCAGGATTTTATCGCTCTGCATAATATCTTGAAGCGAACCATTGCGATACCAACCCTCAAAGTCATTGCGAAATGTCAGGTAAGTTGTATGCAAATGGCTAAAAACTTCTTCTAATGTACGACGAGTTATTCGCAGCGTGACGCCGCCGCGCCGAATCCTGCTCAGTGCGTTGGTCATGCCACGGCTTCTTTCTTTAACAAATGTCTCGGATAGACATCTGACAATAATATCAGTGCCGAGATAAACTCGAAGGCGTTTGGACATCTCCGAAAAATATTCCGAAACCACTGCGTCGCCATGCATCAAAAAATGCACCGTATAGTATTTCATCAACGTTTCGATAAATGCTCGCTCGCCTTGTTCGGAAGAATAGCATGCACCGCGAAACACCGAAGCGGCTAACTCATGAGCTGCTTCAAGTTCCTGAGGTTCGAATTCCATCTCCTTGGAAAGCTCCGCAATAATTTCGAAGACTTCGATACTTACTTCCTCAGTCGACGCGTTAAACGAGTTTGCAAAATTCATTGCCTGTCGACGAAATGTCTCATGCAACGTGTCACGCACCAACGTCAGAACCTTTCCATGCATTTCGTTACTAAGCCCTGGCGCTTGTTCTCTGATGCGCGAGCTCAAGCTGGCAAGAAAGGTATCTTCCTGATTTTGGATCGAAATGTTGAATTCACCGAACTGGCTTCGAACCTCGTATGGGAGCGCGAACTTCTCACCCGGGTGTTTTTCTCAAGCGAGGGGAGTTGTTTTTTTGATGAAAGGAACTCGAGCCTGTCTTCGAGATTAACCGGTGCTTTGGCAAGTAGCTGCCCATGGGAAACCTCTAGCTCGGACTTAAGTTCGTCACCGGTTTTTGAACTTTTCTTCTGCTGGATCCGTACCCTGCAGCGCTGCGTAGATGACCGTGTCTAGGCAAATGTTCTGGAAGTCTTCTGCCTTCGGGAGAGACTTTGCCTGGGCTTCGAGGTATGTGACGATACTAAGGCGGTCCTGTTTCCCAATTTGCCGACGAACTGATGTAGCCCGGTTCAGCTCCTCAAGGAGCCCCCTCACGTACCCGTAGAGTTCGTCCCTCAAACTTTCGTCAAGGCTGGCACGTACCAAAAGCCAGCTCCTGTCGTGGATACGCAGCCTGAGCGAAAATTCTTTACCCCACTTTGCTTCAAGAAGGTCTCGGTTTTGCTCAACCTCACTCGTTACAAATGTGAGCTGATCGAGCTTTCGTTTCTTTCGAATTGCTTCGATAGTTTCGCGAACCTTCTTCCTCGTGTCTTCTTGCTTAGTAATTTGGATGTAATGCGCGGGTTGTCCTTCAACCCCTCTAATGAACCCGTCTTGGCCACCGTCGTGGATGCCGCCAGTTGGAGCAAAGTCAATGCCTTCGGTCGTGGCGAGGACCTTTTGCGCCCAAGTTTCAAAGTCCGTTTTCGATATGTTATCAATTGCTAGGGAGATGAGTTGGTCCGACAACGAAAATATATCCTCTGTGAACGCCCGGCGAATTTGAGTATGCGCGCTTCATGCTACACGGGTTACTGCTAGGGTTGAAGCGTCGGCAGAACAGCACTCGCAAAAGGCTACTACGCCGTGGAAGGAAAGTCTGCTCTAAGTTAGCGCGACATGCGCACTCTGTTGTGCAACGAATGGCTGCTATGCGAGCAATTTTCTGATGCGTTCGCAAATGCAGCAAGGATCGCGCACTTGCAGCGAATGTCCGCAAGGTCCGCATCCCGTCCGTTCGATAATGGTTGGTGGCTGCTCTTGCGGCGAAGGTCTGCTCCCTCCGCTGCTCGTGCAATATGGGACCGCCGTCCGGCTGGCAGATTTCACAACTTTGCAAAGGTCTCTATCTGCGCTTCGCAGCGAAAGCTTCAGATACAAAAAAAGCCCCGCCAATCGGCGGGGCTTTCTTCATTCAGCGCGGCCCTGTCAACTCCGCGATATCTTCCAGCTTCCCCGCGTTGCATCGCGCGGTGTAACGCCAGCCTAGGGCCAGCTCCGCAAAGCCGCCCTCGGTACGCTGCCCCTTCACCGGCTCAGCGCAAGGCGTGGTCAGTTCCCCCGGTATGGGGCGCTCTACATAAAACGGCTCAGGATCTGGCAGCAGCCAGCTACAGCCGGTCAAAGGCATCGCCAAGAAAATCAGACAATGGCGCATCGTATCCCTCCCGTTCCCGCAGGCTGCGCAGATCCGCATCAAGCGTGCGGCGATCCTCCTGCATCCGTTTGATATGAGCGTCCAGCACATCGGCGGTCTGCCGTGCGTCATCGGCCTGCCGCTCCGCAACCCGTAGGCGGCGCGTGGCGGCGTCCAGATCTTCGCGCAGGTGCCCATTGCGCCAGACCAGGTATGAGGACACACCCGCAAGCATCACGGCCAGACACAGTGCCCCGATCGCAACCCACCGCATCATGCGGCAGCTCGCACGTCTGGCAGGCGCTCGCGGATCATGTCGCGCAGGCGCTCACCAACCACCAAGGGATCACCGGGGGCAGACATTCCGGGCAACCAAGTGATGTCCCACTTCCAGCGCTGGCGCACACCGAATATCGGCTGTATTTCTGCATGGGTCGGCATGCCGTAGACATTGACCGGAATCCAATACTTGACGCTGTATTCCGCAGCCCACCAGCAGAACGTGTTAAGCTGGCGCGACGTGATAGGCGCGGATCCCCGATCGAAGGGGCGCTCGTTTGCGCCCGCCATGGCGTCCATTCCGTGCCCGATCGCACCGGGATTGAACATGCGGGTGTGGGATGCCGCGCGACCGACAGCATAGTTTGCCTGCGCCTCTGGCGGAAACACGCCCTGCACCCGCTGCCCATCATGCGTGACCAGCGAGTTATAGGCGCGGCGCTCCATTTCGATGACGCCTTTGGCTCCGGCAGTCCAGTGCATATGTATCCGGTGCAACCCGCTCTTGTGGAACAGATCAGTGACCGTGCTGCCGCTGTGCGCCTCAAGAGCGGCCCGACTGGCCGCTGAGGTGCGCGGCCCCCTGCGTCCGTCTATCGGCCCAGGGTGAAAGCCCAGGGCCGATAGACGGGCCTGAATATCACGGGTGGTGAGTTTCATGGGTCTTTGTCCTCCTGTGGAACTCTCGCGGCTGCGCGAACCAGCTGCATCAGCAACCGGCCAACCGCGTTTGCCTCAACCCCCAGCGCCAAGAGGCCGGGAACCAGATAGGCCCAAAGCGGCGGATCTTTGGCCATGATGTTGAAAGCGAAATCTGCGATGAAAAGAGCGATGATCGAGACAATCGAAACCGCCCGTATCCAATTGAATTTGTGGTGCAACTCAGCCATGGCCGCTCCACCGAATAAGCACCCAGACCAGCAGGAAGATCGCGCTACCTGCGAGACTGCTGGGGGCCATGGCCACGGCCAGAACCATCGGGACGGAAGCGTGATAGAGATCTTGCCGAATGCGAGGATTTTTCAGAAACCGGGGCAGAGCCTGTTTTGCGAAACGATGAACAGACAAGGGTTCATCCTTTCTGCATCAAGCGATGATTGTGCAGCGCAACTGCGCCCGTCATGACCGCAACAGCCCAAATGGGAAGCGCCGCGCCCTCAGACCACAGCCAATAGACCAGGGCTGAGGCGACCAGCGCTTTGACCGTCAGGCCACCATTGACGCCCAGACGGTCGAACAAAACCCGCATGAACGGATTGGCCTCCCGATTGCCGGGACGGGCAAGCGCGCGTTTGGTGGTGATGACATCGCCCAATTGGGCCAGGACGAACACGATGATTGCAATGGTCATTGCAGCTATCCTTCATTGCTTTGTGAGGGGATGTGCCGTGCAGGCAGATGCCGCGCGCCTGTTGGCGCGCAGCAGTTTTGGCGCGGGTCCATACGGGCCAGCGCGTGCGGTGTCAGATTTTCAGGAAAAGTGGGGCGGCGTTAGAATAACGCCCGGTGTCAGGCGAGGATTTCAGGAACCCGATTGGCGTTGATCAGCCCTTCACTGACGAAATAGCCCAGGCTGGCGGTGACGTCCTCTGCATCGAGATGCACGTTTTCGATCAGATCCAGCATGGCAAGCCAGTCCTCAACCACCGGATCGGTTTTACCTGCGGTGCGAATGCCAACGCGCTCAGCTGTTGTGAGGCGCTGAAAGAACACCAGTTTCGGCAGGACGCGCGGTGCGACCGGCTCAACCGGATCAGGGGCGGCGGTTTCGGGCCAGGCGAATGACTGACCGTCCTGTGTCGTCATCCCCTGTTTCACGCTGCTGATCACCTCGGTGTAGCCACCGTGTAGGGCGGGGTGAATGACGCCGTCCAGATGGTCCAGCACCTGAATAACCGTGCCATTGGCGATTTTTGCATATGCCATGAGAGCCTCCTTAGTGAATGAGTGCGAATTGCAGGATGATCAGGCCGTCGCCGCCCCAACCGTAGCCCTGATCTGAGCCGTAGTTGTATCCGGTTGCGCCACCGCCCCCGGCGTTACCGCCGTGGCCGGGAACACAGTATTGGCCCGCTCCGCCGCCACCGCCAAGAAGACCGCCGGTTCCAGCTAAGTTTCGAACGCCGCCGGTTCCAGAGCCATGAGCAGATGCGGACCCTCCGCCAGCACCAGCAGAGCCGTTACCCGCGTTAACCCCTGCATGAGCATTTGAATGGAAGCAGCGCGCGCCACCACCGCCACCGCCACCCCCCAGCAAAATACGGTTTGGCAACAACACGGCTTCGCCCCAACCATTTCCGGCAGGTGTCATGGCCTGAGTGTTGTTGCTATAGGAGTAAGCTGTCCCCCCCTGTCCGCCTGGACCAATCAAACCAGCTCCACCAGTTCCGCCGTGCGATTCATGACTTGAAGATGGCATCCCGCTGCAGCCTGGTCCTGCGGTGCCGGAGCCTCCGGCAGAACTTGAAGAGCCCTCAGGCTTGATACCGTTGTAGTGAATAGAAGCCCCGGAGCCGCCACTATAGCTAATGCCATCTCCGCCGCTGTATCCTTCGGTCATGCCGCCCGGTGCAGGCGCGCTGCCACCGCCACCGCCGCCGCCGGACGACGACGACATCGTCCCTTCCCCGCCGGATCCGCCGCGCCGGTTGATATCACCACCAACGCCCATACCACCGGCAGAGAATGCGGCAAGGCCGAGGTTATCCGCGTCATTATTACCAGAGTTGCCGCCCGTCGCGGATAGCAGTGCCCCGAAGGACGATGTGCCACCAATACCAGTCGAAGTCTGGGCACCGAGGCCGATAGTCAACGAAACAGCCGCGCCAATGGTCAGAGCGGACAGCGGGATCTCGGACAGAGCAAGACCGCCAGCTGCGCCGCCGTATCCGTTGCCTGTGCCACCAGCACTACCGCCAGCACCGCCAGCCCCATACACATGCGCGCGGATTGGCACGCCGGGGTCAATGTTTTCAGGCACGATCCAGTCGAATACACCGGCCTTGTTGAAGATCGCGATTTCATTAAAGCGACCAGTGCGGGCGCTTTGCGCCCCTGTGATAATACGTCCCAATGTTCGTTCTCCTAAGATTTTGGGTTACGCCAGAGCCTCAAGGCCCCAGGCGAATGCGTTGATTGCGGCTGTATCGCTGAAGGCGGACACGGCCATATTTTCGGGCAGGATCACGCCGCTACGCTCCAACAGCGCCCCTTTGTCCAAGGTCGCCATGTCGAAGATATCGGCATCAGTCGGCGCGACATTTGCCGCGTGGATGTAGAATTTGACGACGGCGCGGTCCTGCGAGGTGTTCACAGCTGAGACGTTCAAATTCAGCAGCTTGCCTGCCGAGGTCGCGATGATTTCGGGGGTGTTGACCCCATCAAGAGTGGTTTTTGCAAATGGCATAGGGCTTTCCTTCCTTTACTGAGAGGCCACAAACAGGCCGAAAAACTGGGTGGATTTGAGGGCGGTACCTTGGAACTCCAAGGCCGCTTGGCGGACCTCGTCTTTCACGGCGACGATTGCGGCAATGGCCTCGGCCTGCGCTTGCGATAGCTGCACCTTGGCCTCTGCACCTGCCGCCATGACTTCGGCGATGGTGACCCGGCCACCGATGCGGTCCAGGGCCGTTGCCAGCATTGCAAGATCCTCCGGACCGGCACCATCTGCCGCCGCTTGGATCTTGCTGTTGAGGGCCTGTGCGACCAGTTCAAGTGACATTTCAGGTCTCCTTTAGATGTCCAAATTCAAGAGGGCGCGCACCCGGTGCTGTTGCAGCAGGCGCACGATTTCAGCGTTGTCAGAGAGGACTTGCGCCGATTGAGTTGCAGAGGCGGCGGCGGCTTGTGCCTCGGCCTCTGCGGCTTCAGACGCGATGCGGGCAGTCTCAGCGGCAGCGCGGTCGGCGCTGGCAGCGTCGGCCTGCGCGCGCGCCAGTGAGACGGTCTGATCAGACAGAAAGTCGTGGTAGTCCTCCAAGGTGCCGACACCACCACGGGACTGCCGCCAGACCTCAAAGACGCTTGGCCCGGTGAGGCCCGTATCGCCCTTGTCGCCCTGTGGCCCTTGGATGCCCTGCACACCTTGCGGCCCAACTGGACCAACCGGACCCACCTCACCCTGTGGGCCACGGGGGCCTTGAATACCCTGTTGCCCTCTTGGTCCCTCAGGACCGCGCAGGGGGCCTGCGTTGTCCCACTCGGCGTTGATATCGTCCCAGACAAAGATATCGCCCTGCACAGACCAGGCATCGCCAGCTGTGCCCGATCCGGGCAGAGCCGCAACATCGGCCAGCGTGCCCTTGATGTTCAGACCGGCGCCAGTGTCGCCCTTATCACCCTGAACACCCTGTTCGCCTTGCTCACCTTGGATACCCTGTTCGCCCCGGATACCCTGCTCACCACGCTCCCCTTGCACCCCTTGCTCACCTTGGATGCCGCGCTCGCCCTGGACGCCCTGAGGCCCCTGAATGCCTTGCTCGCCGCGTATGGCCTGCAAGAAGTCATCCACCGTCCCTGCGTTGCCCTGATCAAGCCAGAGCTGATATGCAGTGGCGCTGAAGGTGGAAAACACCGTTTTCCATGTCGCCCGCGTTGCGTTCAGCTCTTCAATCAGCCGGTCGAAGTATCCAATTAGTCGGATACTGAGGCCATGCGTCGGGATAATGGCATAGCCCAATCCGCTGCCTTGACCCTCGACCGGTTCGACAAGGCGCAGTTCAGTCGCGCTGACCACTGCGTCAATCTCGACCAATCCGGGCACGCCCTCGATCACCATCGCCCAACCGGATTTCTGTTCGATCCAATTGGTGCCGGTGCCCTGAATGGTGTTGCTGCCCTGGGCGATTTCGACCGTGCCGGTGCGATACCACGTCATGCTATTGTCCTTTCTCGGGAGGTTGCGGCCATGTGACGTTTCCGACGTCGGTGATGGTTTCTGTCAGATCGCGGAGCGCCTTGCGGTATTTGCGCCAGGCACGCCGATATGCCCGACGTGATCCCCAGACCCGCAGGTCAATCGGAACGTCGGGCATCTGCGTCCAGTCGGTTCCGGCCAACAGCTTGTCGCGCCGCCGCCGGATCGCGGCCATTTCAGCGGCCAGATCCAGTGGCGGTGTGAAAGACACCAACCGGCCCTGATCCACACGCACCCGCGAAAGATCCCGAAGGGAGGTCAATTCGGCTTCCCCGGCGAGATCCAGAGCAAGGGTTTTCTCCCCCGGTTCCAGCTGCCCCCCGATAGCTTCAGCGGGGCAGACAGTGATCTGCCTGATTTCTCCGGTGTCTTTGCAGTAGATCGCAAAGCGCTTGGGCTTTTTGTGGCGGTTCTCGCTCATCTCTGCCTCTGCAAAATGATCATGTCGCACCGCCGAACCACCCGCCCCTCTGGATAGGCTGCGATGTACCGGGTGATGCCAGGATTGATGGTTGTTGTGACGACTTCGGTGCCATCGGCGGCAGCGACCTCACCACCGCCGGTGCTGCCGTCACCAACCAAGGACAGAAGGTTATTTTTCCCGCCGGGGGTTTGCTCTTTGTAGATCTTCACGCCCGCAAACAACGCAGCAGAACCGCCGTCATCCTGACAATCATAGAGCACCTGGATGATCAGCGTGATTGGCTCATCATGGGTGTTCCTGATCTGGATCCGCTTCGTACCGCCACCACCCGTAGCCTCATAAAAGGTGGTGGCGGCGTTTTCTGCGATCTGTCGGGTGTCAACCGCCTTGCCCTTGATGTGCAGGGTGTCAACGGCGAGGGCCTTGATCTTTGCGCTGGAGATAGACGCGTTTCGGATCACCGCATCACGGATGTAGACCTTGCCACCTGAAATCAGGAAAGGCGACACGGCCCCCCCGCCTGAGCTGCTGGCCACGACAAAGCGGTCTGCCTGCACCGTGAAGGTGGTGGAGACAGATCCGTTGATCAGCTCCGACACCAGACCGAAGCCGGTCACGACGCCGTTGTTGTTGACCTGGACCCCGTATGTGCCTTTGACCCCATCGACCGAGGATTGCACCTGATTAACGGTCGTGGTCAGGCTATCAAGGGTACTGGTGACCGAGGTTGTCGCCGCCGAAATGGCCGAGTTGGTCTCAGCGATGGTGTAATAGTCAGCGTTTAGCGTGGCGGAGACCCCTGCGATTTCACTTCGCAGAGATGTACGCGCTGCCGAGATCGCAGAATTGACCTGCGCAATCGTGTAATAGCTGGTCGACAGAGAGGCGGAAACGCCATCAATTTCGGCGGTTAGAGATGTCCGTAGGACCGCGAGTGCGGAATCCTGCATTGCCGCAGTAATGTAGTTCTGCACCAGATCAGCGCGGACCCCATCCATCTCCGACGAAAGCGCCTCTGTCTTCTCATTCACCTCCCCCTCAATTCGGGCGGTTTCCAAAAACCCGGAAACCCGGTTTTCCAGGTCCACCTGCGCTAACTTTTCCAGCGCGTAGGTCATGCTGCCATTGAAGTCGTTCAGCGCTGAGACGGCCACGCCATCCACGTACTGCCACACCTCTTCTGACAGATCGTCCGGCCCGAGCCGAACATCATTGGTGTTGACCTCATACCAGGCCGACCAATCGACATTGACCTCATCAGCAACCCGCAAACTCGCAAAGTAGGTGTGCCCCGGCAGGATGCCTTGAGTGATCAGGAAGGTGTCGCCAACATCCATGGCAACGCCGTCGGCAATGCGGGTGCCCGCGAAGTCGAACACCCGCCATTCGATCCCCTCAACAATGGGGATCTGCGAAACCTCGATCGCAGCCCTGCGCGGGTTGCCGTCACTATCCAAGATATCAACGGGGGCAACCCGGACGCCATTCAGGATGAACAACACCGGCGGCGTCAGTTGGGTCACGCCGTCCGGCACTGGCAATTCATCATCAGTTGACCAACTGTGGTCAGCCGGGTCGACCTCGCGCACCTCAACCGAGGCCAACAGATCGTGCGGGTGGATTACCTTCTTTTCGATCGAGAAGTGTTTTCCGTCATACTCATTGTGTTCGGACGTCCAGGAGATCACCGACAAGGGCGGGAGATGCGCGAAATCCGGGGGGAGTGTGAAGCTGTGCAGCACATCGCGCTGCGCATCCTCAATATAGGCTTTCCCCACGCGCTGCACCTGAAGCGGGAAGGGACACGCCGACAAGGAAAGATCCTCTGACAGCCGCCGCCCCTCGTGCTGCGCCTCCAGCTCAGGGCGCAAGATACGCTCCGCCTCACTGACTTCCCAAGCAATGGCCGGGTTCGGATACTTCAGCGTCAGACTGTTCATGCTGTCTGCCAAGCCCGCAAACGGCGTCAGAGACATCGGCGCATCAACAATCAGATCATCATCCGTCAGGAACGCAGACGGCACCTGTGGCGCGCCCATGCGCACGTACCATGTACCGCCCTCTTCAGCGAGATCGCCGGTGCAGGCGTCCATGAACCGCTCCAGAACCTCAGCCGGTTCTGTCTCAGCGATCTTGATTTCAAAACCACCACGGAACTGCGGTTCCTCACTTTCATCTTTGGTGGCGATCAGACGATCGGCCTCATTCATGGCAGCGGCCCAAACCGACAGCGGGAGATCTGCAAGACGGGCCTCGCCGCCCCAGCGGGTGCCATCGGGAAATTCAAACCCACGAAGGACGGAATATGCCAACAGCGCGAGATTATCAGACTGCGCCACCTCGCCGACGCGGGGGTCGAGAAGCGGCAAGCCGCGCAGACCGAAGCGCATGCGGGGGAGGCCCGAGAGACCTTAGCATCGTGCGTGAACTCAACGATCACATAACAGCGCCCACGACCGACCATTTCAGCGGTCCACGGAAAGTCGGGATCGGTGCCATAGTTCCGCTGCATCATGACGGGTGCTTTGGTTTGCGATCCGTCAAAATAGGTGACGGTCACCAGCCCTTTGAAGCTGTCCGGTTTGGAGGCGACGGTTTTGCCATGCTTGATTTTGCCGTCCAGCTTCAGTTTCTCGCCATTGACAAACACATCTTCCAGCGAGTGTCCGGGCATGCCAGCCAGGTCGATCACATAGGTCAGCACCTTGAGGCGGTCACCGCGCGAAAGAGGAGGGCAAACCCATGTGCCGGCAGTGCCGTAATAGCCGAGAATAAAGCTCTCAGAGTTGGTGCCGCCGGTTAGGGTCACCTCTGTCTGAATGCCCGAATTTTGCCCCTGCGCTTTGCGCATTTTGGACTTGGCAATCATGCTCATGGCCGAGCCGATCGCGAGTTGCAGCAACGCCGAACCAACAACACCAAGCGTGCCCACAAAAGCGGCGACGGCCTGGAAGGCGGCGATTACTGGCGCGGCGTCAGCAGGCCCTGACGACGCCAGCAAATACACCAAGGCCGCAAGAAACAGGTTTTTCATACGCGAAACCCTTTCAAACCAGCTTCCAAGGAAACGCGGCCAAGCCCGTTCCTTTGCAGAACGAATATTGACGGCCCCTGCACAACGCCGAGGGCATCCTCTCCCCCTTCCCCTTGAACCAAGGCGAGATCCCCGACACCGGCTTTGAGTGGCGGGATTTCTACAAAATGACGGATCACCAAGGCAGTGAGATCCACGACCCCCTCAGAGCGCAACAAGGCCATGCCTTCTGCGACTGTGCGATAGCGGCCGGCATATTCTGCGGCGAGATCTGCGCCGGTCATTGCCTGCACAGCACCGGCAGCAAACAAGGCGCAATCATGCGACCCTGGCCGAAATTTCTGCCGAGAGACCGAAGCCAAAAAGCCGCAAAGATTTGAACGCCATTGGCTATGGCGCTTAATTGATTGGGTCATTCCCGCCTCAATTTTTCAGATTGTGGAGTTTCAGTTAGTCCCGGTGCCGCCACCGGCCCCAGAAGACAGGGACAGCGCCGGATACATCCGCATATTGAAAAAACTTGTCGCCATCGCGCTTGGACTGTGCTGCCTGAGATTTGAGGACAGGCGCTTTGCGCGTCAACAAACGGGCATTGGAGACCAGATTCAGCTTCACCAGAGCGTCTCCGCCAGCCGCCCCGATTTCCTCAGGTGCCCCATCAATGACGCCGCTGAACACTCTGTGCAGGCCAAGCTGTGCGCCGGTCTCCGGATCAAACACAACAACATAGATCTGAACACGCGCGAAGCGCACATCACGGGCACGCACCAATGCGCGCACCTCCGGAGAAAAGGCCGCGAGATCCAGGCCATAGTTCTGGATCACCAAACCCGCCTCAGAGGTGAAGGCTTTGAGCTGCTGAATATTCCCGGCACCGAAGAACGCGCGGATCTCGCCATCGATCTCAAACTGCTGATGATCCCGACCGTCCCAAATACCAAGCGGCTTTGGGTCGCCGGTCAGATGCTCTTTCGCCTCAACCCACATCAAGACACGGTTGTGTTGGTCCCTGCGTTGGGAAACTGGCCAGCTCATCGGTAAGTCTGCCTCCACTTGAATTCAAAGCCGCCGTCGTAACCCGGCAGTCTTTCGATAGGGGTATAGGAATCGGGCACGTAAGAGGCTTTGCAGACAGGGCTGCGCAGCGTGACAACCTGCCCGACTTCTAGGCCAATCGGTAAGAACGGCAAAACCCGAAGCTCGCACTTTGGGGTATTGCCTGCGAAAGCCCCGCCGCGCTGGATACGCGCCAGGAAATGCCGGACGGGATCAGCGCCGTACTCGATCGACAACAGATCACCGGGCCGCAGCTCAAATCCTGCCGGGAGACCGCGCAGAACCAACTTGCGGCGATCCCCCAGGTCGAAGGAATGCACGGTTGCGACACTGTTGCCCTGAAGGGTGCCCAGCTTATCCGACTGCGGCCCTCTGCGCTTTGGGTCGCTGACCAGAAAACGTGCGCCGCCATGGCGGATCTCATCCATGAGCGCTTTAACTTCGTCCTGCGCGTCATGGCGATTGAGCGTCACAGCCGCCTTGCCCTGCCATAGCACGTCGCGGCGGCTGGCCCTGAGAACCTCGCCGCTGCCGGTGCCGGTCCCAGTCTGATCATCGGGTAAATCAAAGGTGATCGCCCGAAGGCGCAATTTGTTCCAGAACTCTGACAGCGCGAGGGGTGGTTGATTGCTCATGTGTAGCGATCCCTTGGTCTGTGGTTGATCTGCTGGACCTTCTGCGGCAAGGCGCGATCCGCATTTTCAGCCGCGCGTGAAATCTTCTGATCCGTCTGCAAACCGATCTCCGCGACGATTTTCCCGTCATCGCTCAGACGCATGGCGGATTGGGACAGGCGCACAACAACCTCTTGCGTTTGCACTTTGGACAGATCAGAGGACGCCGAGGCCCCCGCCGATTTGCCTGCAGCCGTCACCATCATGCGCGAAAGATCGTGGGGGATAACCCGCGCACCACTGGGCAGGTTGATCAGCTCGCCACCTTCCTCAAAGACCTGCGCGATACCTCCGGGGTGGTTCATGGTGCCCGACGCATAGGAGGGAACTTTAAAGATCGACCCCAGAAGCGACCCAAAGATCTTGCCACCGCCGCCCCCGAAGCTAAACAGGCTCATCATCAGCCGCTGAATGCCACTGGCAATGAGATCCTGCGCCATCCGCTGGAATACGCCCCGCATGGCATCGCCAAGGCTCTTGCCCTGAACGATTGCGCCTGCAAGTGAATCGGAAAATCCTTTGACCTTTTCTTTTAGGTACTTGAACGGCTCACTGAGCTTTTCCTTGATGGACTTGCCGCTCTTTCCCTTGCCAGCACCACCGCCGCCGCCATCACCAAGCTTATCCAGCTCCTGCTGTAGCCGGGTCGTGGCCTCCGACGTGCTGTCAATATCCCCCTCGGTTTCCTGCATCGCCTCGCGCAACGCATCGATGCTGGTCAACGGCGCTGTAGCCATATCAAGGAGAACATCGCTTGCGGCGCGGGCAGCAGCCGCGCTGGTGTCGATGCCAGATGCAACAGCTTCGAGACGATCCGCTCGACCGCCAAAGTCGCTGGTCCCCTGCGCCGCGTCATAGGCATCCTGCGCCGCCTGACCCATGCCCGCAGCCTTACCGGCAAACGGATTGTCGACACCCCCGAGATTGACTTCCCCCACCAGTCCGACCGACAGAGACCCGCCGCCAGCCCATGACGGCAGTTTTGCAAGGGCGCTGTTCAGACCAGATATGAACTTGTTGATGCGGCTCACCACCGCATTAATCATCCCCTCGACACCATCAATGACCGAGTTTGCGGCCTGAAACATGAAATCGCCAAGGGCCTGGGGGATGCCCTGAAATGCGGTCTTGAAGGCTTCAGCAGCGCCAATGCCGGAATCGACAATGGCCTCGGCGGCATTGGTGACGGTTCGAATAATACCTGCCCAGATCCGCACAGAGCGGGCCTGAAGATCAAAGAACCCAGCCCGCAGCCGGTCAACAGCCGCCAAGCCCGCAAGGCCGATCCGGTTGAATACCTCTTTCACAACATTCCACAGAAGGGACAGCGCTGTTCCCAGACCACCAGACCGTTGAACCAAATGCGTGAATTGGTCGACCAGCAGTCCTGCGGCCACCACGAGGGCACCGATGCCAGTGGCGACAAGTGCGCTCCGCAGGGCAATCAGCGCCCGCGACAAACTCTTGACGGCAACCCCCGCGACAGCGGCGGCACGGGACTTGGCCCCCAGAGCCATTTCCAAAGCGAGGGCCTGACGGGTTGCAGCGACAGCGGAGGCGACAAACTTTGCCCCAATCGCAACAACCAGTTTGATCCCGAAGGCTGCGGCAACAGCACCCGCGACAGCGGCAATGGTTCTGAGGCTGACGCCCAAGGCTGAAGCCCCAGCCACTAGAGCCGCGAAACCACCAACCACAGCAACAGCTGGTCCCGCGATCGCTGACAGCGCTAATGTGACCCCACCGATGGCAAGAGCCAATGGTCCTGCGACAGCCAGGAATGCCACGAACCCCGCAAGGGCCTGACGAACAGAAGGCGAAAGATCACGGAACCATTTGGACGCGTTCACAACCGCATTTGTGATGCGCTCCAACACGGGCGCCAGCGCCGCCATGGACTGCAACAATACACCCCGCAGCGTCTTGGAAAGACGCGAGAGGTTATCATTGAAGTTCTCGGCAGATTTGCCAGTCTTCTGATCGACAACCAGACCCAATTCGCGGGCCTCTTTCAGCATGCCCTGCAGGCCTGCCCGACCTCCGTTCAGCATTGGGATCAGGTTAGCGCCCGCGCGCCCGAACAGCTCAAATGCCAGCGCTGTTTTCTTGGCCCCGTCAGGCATGGCCGCAAGACGTTCTGCCGCATCTGCCATCACCTCAGATGTTGGACGCAGCTTGCCGTTAGTATCAGAAAAGCTGATCCCAAGATCCCGGAACAGAGCGGAGGTTCTTTTGCCGCCCGCAAATGCGTCCTGCATGTTCCGCGACAGGCGAACCAAACCGTTGTCTAGATCAGATGCACTGACTGCGGACATATCAGCGGCATGGCGGAGCGCAGAAAGCTCTTCAATCGGCACACCAAGTCGTTGCGCACTTTTGGACAGCTCATCAGCGGCATTGAGCTGATTGCGCACTGCCGCCAGCACACCAGCAGAAACAACAGAAAGGCCAACCCCTATCTTGGAGATAGCCTTTCCGAACCGCTTCACGCGGCTCTCACTTGACTTCAGACCTTTGTCGAACCCACGGGCATCAAGCCCGAGGGTCGCTTTGAGACGACCCACCAGAGACATTTCACGTGTTCCTTTGTGCTAGGAATTCTTTCCAGGTCATCACCGGGTGACCCCGCGCTGCAGCATCAATTGCACCGGGCAGAGCTTCGGGCGGCTGTGTTCGATCTTCACCGCGCAGGTCGTCGCAGTATTTCTGAAGGTCTTTGCCGTCCATACGGGAACCGGCAAACATGGCCTCAGCCAAGGCGGCCTGCTGATGCGCTCGACGGCGGGCCGCCGAACGCATCTCTTCAACATAAAGGCGCGGGGTAATCTGCCAGAACCGATCAGGATCAAGACCGGCATCAAGCCAATCATGCCGGAGCGAAGAGACCCCTACCCCGTCGCTCCGGCCGGTTTTCCCGGCGCGGACTCTGCCGCGTCCTCATCCGTCTCAGGCTCCGGTAGTGCCCGCTGAAGCATTGCGCGGATTTTGTCAGCATGCTTGGCAATGAACGCTTGCGCCTCTGCCAGTGTGGCGTCCGGGTGGTGCTTGGCCATTGCCGACTGCACCAGTCGGCGCAGCGTCGCAAACCCGGCATCATCACCGCGCATTTCTTCGATTGCAGAAAACGCATCTTGGCCCTGTAACGCCTCAAACCGCTCTAGTGCTGCCATATCAAGGCACAGGGTTTTGACGCGCCCACGCACGCGCCCGCTCACTTCACCTTTTGAATAGTCAACCATATACTCTTCACCCTTCGATCTTGGCTTGAATAAGGATACTCAGGTCAGCCATCTGGACACCCTTGGGGCCAATCCCTTTGGGAGTGTAGCCTTTGACGTAGCCTGCAAAGACTTTCGGGGTGGCTGCAGCGCCGCCAGTCTTCAGTTCCAGCTGCATCGGCTCCCCGGTGGCTTCTAAACCCGATAACAACACTTCTGTAGCGCTCCCCTCAACGTGCTGCACTTCGACGGTCCACGTCGCCACAGGGCGCATCCCTGGAATGGCCTCCTCGGTATCGTTTGGGCTGTACAGATGTGTGACGTCTAGTTCCGGGCGCTCTTGCTTTGGAAAATCAAAAGACTCGATCCCGAACAATCTGGTCCATGCGACAGGATCGCCGACGCCTGCGCGTACAGTTGAACCGTCGCCGCGAATTGCTCCGCTGCTTGACATATCATTCTTCTCCTATGTCGGATTACCCGCCTGTGCGGGTGTTTGCTGGCCTACAGAACTGCGGGCCAGTAGGTGAAAGAGAACATCATCGAGAGAGTGGAAACGGGTTTCTCCCCGGCGGTGTCCTCCTGATAGGTCGCCTCCTGAAAGCTCAGCTCATGTGCTTCATCTTCCAAGGCCGACAACAACAGCGCCTTGATCGCCGCTGCATCTTCGAATGCCAGACTTTCGAGATCCCCATCTGATCGCTTCAGCGCGATCACAACCGTGGTCACCGCCTCACCGCTGGTTAGGGTATCTTTGTCATCGTCTGTCCAGCGAGGCACCCCGACACCAAAAGCGGGTAGGGAATCCTCAGTGATGCGCTTGTCCCATATTCCAAACTGGCGGAACCCGGCAAAGCGCGGGTCAGCTGTTATCGTTGCGCGCGCGGTCGAAAGGGTCTCAGCGATCTTTGTTGTCATGGCTCAAGCTCCAGTTCATAGACCACCATGCGATCTGCTGACGGTGACGGACTTGGCTCACCGCTCTTGACCACAAAACGCGCACCGGGTGCGATAGACGGCTCTACCAAGTCGCCAAACGCAAGGCGGGTGGTCTGAGGCACCTTCAGGGTTGGGCTCATGACCAGGACAGGAAACCCATCATCGCCAGCCACCTCGATTGGATCGCGACGAAAGACACCCTGGATGGTGCCAACATCACCGTTTGCGCGTGTGATCAGAACCGGATCACCAAACAGATCATTCAGCAATCCGGCCATGCCATCGAAAAAATGGCTCATTGGTTTAGCGGATCACGCCGTCCAGAAGGACCAAGCCGCTGTCAGACGGGTTTGCCGCGTCCAGAACAGCCGCGCCGATCAAGGTGTTTCCGCCCGCTGTGGTCGTGCATTTGGCGTCGGCGGTGTTCCAGTAGACCTTTGCGCCCTGCGCCCATGCCTGGGCCGACACTTTCGGCAGAGTGAAACAGCCCTTGCGGACGATTTCGACCTCTTCACCAGCGAGGGCATTATGCTGGGCAATACCGATCAGAGCGCCAACCTTGACGAGGTCCCCAGATTTCACATCTGCCGGAGCAATGACGGGGAGATGATCACCGGGCTTTACATAGTTTTTCATGACAAACCTTCCTTTGTCAGCGTTGCAAACGACGAAGGGCGGCACTTGCCGCCCTTTCGTCACATCAGTTCATGTTGGGAAAACTGCCCGACTTACTGACCGGGAACTTTCACGATACCGCGGAACTCTGACGGAGCCGCACCGAAGATATGGCGCGCTGTCATCGTCACTTTGTCAGGGTTCATACCCTCAACGGTGCGAACCGTCGGGGCCTGATGCCCTTCCAAATAGGCCACGGTGATAGGCGGCAGGTCAGACGATGCGACATACCAATTCGTGTCAGAACCACCCTGAGCAACTGAACCGATATGCGGCGCAACAACCGGCGTCAGCGTAGCGCGCCAGGGGTTGGCATCAGCCATTTTTGCCGGGGTCACGTCAGCGATAAATTTGCCCGCATCGGTTTCCAGCGCCGGGGGAACAATCAGAAGATCAGGCTCGACCATCAGGAAGTCCTCAGCGCCATCCGCAGAACCAAAGGCTTTCTGTTCCCACATCAGCTTGCGGGCTTTGCCGACGCTCTCAGCACCAATCGCACCCGCAGGGGCAATGTTCTTGTGTCTGGCATGGAACAGAGCGGTCTTGTCAGACTTCAGCACCGCATTGGAGCGCAGAAGTGCCCAGACCATGGATGCTTCCATGAGCCGCGCGGCCATCGCAAAATCCGTGGGAATGCGGTTGAACGCGCCCATGTCATCATTCATGACCGCTTCAAAAGTCAGGTTGATGGTCCGGCCACGGCGCTCGACCTTCAGGCCCTCCGCCTCATCTGCAAGGGTGGCCTCTTCATATTCGCCGTTCTCGCGGACTTTCTTGAGCTGGAAATCCCCGCCAAAGCGCGCCGCATGCAACTCGCGGAAATCGCTGGCCTGCATCGGCGTGCCGGTCAGAACCTGCCAGTTTGCAGTGCGCCGCTCATAGGTGGCAATCAGGCTGCGGTTCATTACTTCAGTGGTGATATAGGCAAAGTCGCTAACGCCATGCGCGCCGCCCATCATTGTGGTGGAGCGCATACCGCGCTGAACCTGCGCGAATGTATCGAAGCTGGAGCCGCCGCCCAGTTCCATCGCAAGCCCCCGCACCCGCATCCCACGGAACTGCTCACCCGGCCCGGTATAGTCGGACATCAGCGCTTGGATCATGCCTTCCATACGGGTTTCGGCTTCATCCTGACGGGCGCCAATCGGTGCGGCCGGCACAACGCGATCAGGCGTTGCCGCCATAAGGGTCATGAACCGTGCGCCTGCGGCTTCCACCGTGAGGCCCTGATCAATAACAGTGTCGATCTGCATCTGCGCCAACTGCCCGGATTCGCGATACGGTGCTGCCATCGTCCGGATAGCGGTCTGACGCTGGCGCTCTGCCTGCACAGCCTGCTCAATTTCGGGCGTGCTGGTCATGGTGGTTTCCGGCGCGGCACCTTCAGGCGGCGTGACCGAGGGCGTCGGATTGGGGGTCTGCTGATTGGTATCGTTCGGCATCTCTTGAGCCTCCTGTGAAGCGGTCATACTGACCTGGGGTTTCGCACCGGGCTTGCCGCCCAATGCGCGAAAATGCTGCATGGCCATGAGATACTGGCGATGGTGGCGGGCCATTTCGGTTTGCACCGCTGCCAATGCCTCATCCTCTGGCACGTCTGATTTTGGACTGCCGATAACGGCATCAGCGAAGCCGGTTTCCACCGCCTTCGCTGCATTCAGGTAGGTCTCGGCAGTCATCATCGCCTTGACCTCATCGCTCGACCGCCCCGATCGAGCCGCGTAGACATCGGCATAGGTGCTGGCGAGGGTGCGAAGCCGCTCCGCCTCAGCCTCGTGCGCCTCTGCCGTGCCCCAACATCCACCCGACGGATCGTGGATCATGATGAACGAACCGGCGGACATTTCGATCTGGTCAGCCCCCATGATCAGCAGAGAGGCCGCGCTCGCGGCCATGCCGTTGACCAAAACAGTGACCTTGCCCGAATGGGCTTCGAACGCGGCCCGCGCCGCCTCACCTTCGAAAGGGTCGCCGCCATTGGAGTTGACCCGTACGGTCACGTCGCCGGAGAAGGACGAAAGCGCATCACGCACCATCCGGCTAGAGAAATACCCAGCCCCCATCCATTCGCAGGTCTCATGGTCGTGGATGTAACCTTCCAGAACGATTTCACCGTTCAGGATCAAATCATTGCCGTTCATCTTCCTCATCCTCTTCGATGGTTTCGTCCTCTGGGGGGCGCTGGTTTCTGTTGGCCGGAGCCGTTGGGGTTCCGCCGCGATTGGCGTCTTCCTCCCGTTCGCGCGCAATCACGTCGGGGTCGTATCCAAGTTCGCGCTGTTTTCGCTGCAGGCTTGTCAATCCGGCTTCGATCTCATCGACGGCAGCGCCGATCTCTTTTGCCGGGTCGATCATCGGGCGTTTCGGGGCGGTCCAGTCGATCGACTTTGGAACCGGCGCGAGACCCTTGGAGGCTTCCACCAGACGCCAGCTATCCCGCGTCCAACGCGCGACCCCCATGCAGAATTGAGTGATGATGATCGCGCGCTGCCAGATCTCGACAAAGCGGTCCATTTCAATGCGCCCCATCTTGCCGGAGCTGAAGTTGACCCCGCGCAGATCCCCGAAGCTCTCATAGCTGAGGCCCAACCCCATCGCGATTGTTCGGATCGCTTGGTTCATGAACTCCTGATAGCCATCGACCTTTGGTGGTTCTGAGGCCGTGACCTCCTGCCCTTCTGCCAGCCCTACAATCGCGCCCGGTTCCAAATGGCTCAGCTGCGCGCCGCCGTATGTCTTCCCGTCAGCACCAGACTTGACGAAAAACGCCAGCAGAGATCCGATCTTCTGCTTGAGGATCTGCGCATCCTGATAGTCACTGATCTCACCAAGGGTGGTCATGACAGGCGCAAGCCACGGAATGCCGCGCATCTGGCCTGGGCGCTCAATCCGGCGGATGTGCAGGATCTGGTCAGCAGGAACGCGAGTGCTGGTCATCTTGCGCCGCCGCCGCCACCCGACCTCGCCCGGATGCTGGTCAAAAAGGTGGTAGGCGACCGCCTTCCCGGTAGGCCCGTACTCGATCCCTTCGATCACATCGTTGTTGCCGTTGCTGGTTATGCTTTCATCAAGGTGATCCACCTCCATGAGCTGAACCTGAAACGGCAATGTCAGATTTGGGTCAAACAGCGTGTTGCGCATGCGGCGACGCACAAGGATTTCGCCATCGGTGAAAACCGAATTCATCACCAGCGTCTGAAGGCCGAGGATGTCGCTGACGCCATAAGTGTCGATTGCAGTCGTCAGGAGGTGATCTTGGACCACTTCCATCGCCTCACTTGCGCGGTCTTCTTGCCCCTGTTCCATGCGGACGGAAGGGCGGATGCCGGTGCCAACGACATTGCCGGACGTCACATCCCGGCCACGCACCGCAAGGGCGCGGTTTCGCATAAAATCCCGGCTCAGGTTGCGCAGGCGGGAGCGGCTGCCAAGCGCTGCACTGTCGGCAGATGTCCCCGGTGATTTCCACCCATATGTGCGCCGCCCCTTTGATGCCGCGTCATAGTTCATCAAGGTGTACGCAGCACTCCGCGTCTTGACACGTGCCAACCCGCGCTCCGGGCTGATTGCCAGCACCGCTTTATCAAGCCAGCGCATCAGTAACCCCGCCCCGCTGTCGCATAGGAGACGGTCATCTCGTTTCCGCCACCTGAGATGGTGCCCTCAATATCGCGGATGCGGCGGCGCATTTCCGAGCCGCTGGTGAAGGTGACTTTTTCGCCCGCCAACTCCACGGACAGGACACCCTTGGCATAGGCATCCTTCAGTTTCTGCAATTGATCTTGCGAGTACATGCCCATCATCTCCTTAGAAAACTGACGAATTGCTGCGCAGGTGGTTCTTTCTCGCGCGCAGGCTCTGCGGCCTCGCCCTCATCGACTGACAGCGCGACCGCGAATTCGTTTTGAATACCGCCTAGCGCCCACTCCGGCGGGGCTGCCCAGTCGATACGCAACAGGCCCTTGTGTTCCGCACCGGCGCGCGCCTGGACGGAAAGGTCGATCGCCTCGTTTCGGACTTGGCCGGGCTTCTTTTCCCAACCGTCAGAGGCGCGCTGTTCTGCGACAAACTCTTGTAAGAGTGCGGTGTTTTCCCGCATCCAGCTTGGCAACAGGAATGGCCCCGCACCCCCGGTTGCGCGCTTCAGCGACACAGCCAAGGTATCCTTGAGACGGTCTGTGGCCATTGTCAGGATGCGAATAGAGCGCGCGGCCTTACCGCCGCTGCCCCGTTCCGGCTCTGCATACTTGATGCGGAATGGAACCTTGAATTTGCCCTCACCTCGCGACACGCGCCAAATGTGCCCTTCGTCCTCCTTGCGGCGGCGCTTCAGGAATTTCTCTGCGTTGTCACTGACGCCGGGTTCACCGTGGAAATCCACGATGCAGTGAACTGGCTTCAGGCCGTAATCCTCGCCCTCGATCGGCACCACCTTTTGCGCCAACCCATCCAAGACCTTCCAGTCCTCAGAGTATCGCGCAGGCTCCAACCGGCGGATCTCATCGCCGCTGCCCCGATTGGGGGCATCTACGGGCGGTTGTGTCAGGTCGAACCGATCGACAACCTGAGCCTTTCCATCTTCTCCAAATGCAGTGATCTGCACCGGGAAGTAAGATCCCTGAACGTCAACGGTGATGACGATAAAGCGGGTCCACGATGGGGCCACACCACGCTCTGCCTCGCGCAGGTTATCCTTGAGGAACTGGACAGTCAGCTCGCCCTCTTTCTTGTCGACCTTCCTGTGATAGGGGACGCCCACGTCGGTGTAATAGTAGCGGGCAAGGGCAACCTCATCACCGAGCCTCGCGAGGGCATTCTCTGCAACCAGACGCCGTGAAATCAGCTCCGACCACTTGGCAAAGGTCGCCGCTGCCCCGTTCAATGCCCAGGATGCAATCTCGGATCCACGAATGCGGCTGTCATTCAACGGCACCAGGCCGCTACCGTCTTCTGTCTCATGGAGCCAACCGCCGCGACCCGCCAAGGCGGCGCGGTTCAATTCGGTCTTGTGCTGAGGTCCGACGTACCCACCACAATGCGGACAAACCATCACAGCTGTCTCGCCAGCCGCTATCGGCGGTAGAGTTTTGTCATATTCCAACCGCTCTACGGTAGGTTCGTACAGCTCTTTGCAGTCACGGCATTCCCAATACCAGCGACCGCGCGTGCCCTCATTGTAGAGCAACACAATCCCATGCTTGACCGGCGGCAGCTCATGTGGGTGCTGCTCGGCAGCCTCCCACTCCTCATCTGTTACGGGCCACGCCGGGGTACTTTCCGCGAAGACAAATCCCCGACTGAGAAACGTCTTCACCCGCTGTTTTGCCATGTCGAAAGACGAACCCTCAGGCGCGTCCTTTCTGACGCCCAGCTCTGGCGGGAAGTGGTCATAGTCGGTCAGAGCTACCAGCTTGTACTTTGCCGAGGACAGCCACTGCGGTGTCGGATACCCAAGCATCAACCGCATGCCCAGAAAACGCTTACGGCTGAAGGTGTCATCATCGCGCCCTTTGCCGAGCCGCTTATAGACCTCCGGGCTGTTGTGAATGACCGGGTTCAAGGATTCCTCAACCCAGCGGTCCCGGCTGGGCTTGTCCATGTGCATCACCAAAGTCGGCGAAGGATCACAGATCACTGGATGTAGCGCCGTGGTGATCAACGCCATGGTCTTGCCGGATTGCGATGGCCCGACAAAGGCGCCACCCTTGTAGAGGCGTGATTGGATCGTGTTGGCAGGCTCGACCATGTAGGGCGTGACGTCAGGGTCGTAGTTCTGCCAGACCCCGCGCGCCTCTACCCGAACATTCTGCTGGGCACACTCGATCGGCGTGATGCGGCTGGGAGCGTCCAGGATCGGCAGGCAATCTGCCAGCACTTCACCCGCTTTGGTATGCGGCGGCAGTGGGGGCAGATCCATGATCTGTCCCAGCGCATGATCTCGATTTTCCAGCATGGCTTATTCCGCGAGGGTGTCGCGGTCTCCAAAGTCTATGACATCGGCGGTCTGATATCCCTGCCGTTCCAATTGCAGCCGCAATTCATCCAGCAGGCCATCGGCATAGGTCTGGGCCTTGTCCGCTTGGCGCGGGCTGAGACTGAATTCCTGTTCCAGCCAATCCGGCATATTGGTGATGGTTCGCCGAACCGTGCCCAGAAGCTTTTCCATGATGTCCTGAACATCGCCGCGCTTGACCAGATCCCCGCGCTGCAACGCTGCTTTGTCGCGCAGGATCACGGCCTCTGACCATTCACGCACCTCTTTTGCCGAGAGCGTGTTATCAGCTGCGGCCTCATCATCCTCACCGACAAACAGCATGGCCTTTTGCGCTGCACTGCTGGCCTTCGCCTTTACAGCCGCTTGGTCCTTACCCTCACGCCATTTGCGCCAAGCGTAGCAATGAGAAAACCGCAGCTCGTAGGAGCGACCATTTCCGCCGGGGTTCTCGACCGGCATCCCGGCATCAATCCACTTGTTGACCGTTACCGTGCTGGTGTTCATGGCCTTGGCCATCAGCTGGATGTTGTAAACCTCATCGTCAATCCCGTCTGGCAACGGGTAGCGTGAAAGATCAATCACCTCCCCGCTGTCCAACGTGATCAATTCCGTCATCGGTCTATCTTTCTCACTTGCTCAGACAACGATCAGCCAAGGGCCGATCTGCACCCAGAAGCCGCCGAGTGTTTTGCTGACACCCACTCCGAAGGCCAAAGGCTCAGGGGATTTGAGTAGCTTCATCGCTTTCTCTCCGGTCTGGATTTGAAATGCTGCCGCCGAAAGAAAGAGATCAATCGGTCGCGGGATCGCCGTGCCCGCAGATACTCGACCATCCAAATGCCTTTGCGCGCGTGGATGCGTCGGGCATCTGAATAGGTCAGAGCCATGTTGGGCCGGATCATCATGCCAACGTCCTCCGCTCAAACATCAACAAGAACCACAACCCAAAGCATTGAAAAACAACAGACACTTGAATGGATCGGGGTGCGAATTACCCGCGTGCAGCCAATCCCCAGGAAGGACCCAAGGGCCTATCGACGGGTGGCCATCGCTTTTTTGAAGGCGCGCCTGAAGTACATCGGGAACCGGCTCTCAAACACCTGCTCAGCACCATCATGGAAGCCAAGCCGCTCCGAATAGCTTGGCAGGCTGTCCAGAAAGTGGGCGATCTTCACAACCTTTTCCCGCTTCCCCCTACCCGTGCGCTTGTAAATACCGGGCGTCAGCTTCGAACTCTTTTGCGGCACGAAATACGCGGCGCGCGATCGGTTGCGGGCCGCGCTGTCTTTGGTGGCGTTGGCCTTGTACCCGGTTTCGCTCCAACCCTTGATGGCCGAGACCGCTTGATTGCGCTGGCCCGGTGCCCAGTTGCCGAAGCGGTTGCGCTTGGCACCAGCCGCCGGGGCGATTGCGGCCAAGATCCCGTCATAGGCCAGCGAGGATGAAAGCATCCGCTCCAGACCAGTCTTTGGCCTGCGCCCGCCGCGTTCCTGCACCTTCAGATAGTGCTTACTGCCTACCGATGGCCGCTCTTGCACCTTGGCGACCAGGTTGGATTTCTTGGCCCGCCACACATGGAACGCATTCTTTGTGAACCGCGTCGGCTCATCAAAAACCACCTCCATCCGGTGCTGGATATGCTCCAGCACTTCCTGTGCCGTGTCATTCAAGGCCCACGCCGTTGCCATCGGCAGTTGCTTGCGCTGGATGTCATCAGCACCCTTGATGAAATCACTGGTGTCCATGTGCAAACTCAGATCAAGCCCGGACATCGACACCCCCAAAAGCAAAAGCGCCCGCCGGTTTCCCGTGGGCGCATTTCGTGATGATGTACTATTCATGCCTCGCAGATGAGGTAAGGGTCAAGTCCCTTTTTTCATAGCGACTGAATACGCCCAGTATACACTGGGCCAGCCATTGCATCCAGCAAGCCAGCCAAGGCCTGCCGGACAGCCTTGGTCGTTTCCCCATAAACCGACCAGCCGTGAGATTCGAGAACATCGCGTAACGACTTGCCTTCAATACAGACCATATCGACAAGGCGCTGATTGGTGATCGTCATTCGTGACCCGCGCTTACTCGGGCGCACCCTGCGCACCTCTATCGCGCTGCCGGTGCCGATCCGCCGCCGCATCAGCGAGATCTCTTCACGATCACGAAGCACTGCATCAATGAACTCACCTCCCTGTCCACCGCCACCCGAGCACACGGCCTCAAGAGACGAACACCGCAACCCAGCGCAAGCATGGCGTTCAACCAGATCGCGATAGTGGCGACCCATTGCAACCTGTCCAGGCGTGAACGGCGGCGACTTTTTCTTCCGCGCCGCCGCCGCTGCCATCACGTCGAACACGTCGGCATTGCGAATTGCCGATCGGCCACGATATCCAACATGCTGCGCTTTATATTCGCCGGAACCAACAGACCTCAACCGCATCGGCTCAAATACCCGAAAAGCCCCCCGCGCTGGCGCTTCAGGTATTTCATCACCACAGGCCAACGGTACTGCACCGCGCGCCTTGATCGCGGCAATTCGATCTGCCTCAGCCTGTAGCCGCGCGACACCATCGGGCGCGACGATCACCACATGTTCGGTCATGCTGCACCCCCGCTCTCGACGATCGCAACAATGCGCCGGCACTTCTCTGATGCCTGCGCGCGCGCAGCTCTCAGTCGCTGATCTTCCTCAGATACGACACCGCCGCGTTGCTCTGCCTCAATCATCCGAGTGATGCGCCGCTTGGCCTCAATTGACCGCTCGCGGATCTGGCGCACATCGTATTCACGCGGCCACACCCGATGGCTCCGCAAATGTGCCAACAGTTCCGGCGCGAAATCCTCCGCCATCGCAGCCTTGCCGAGGGCACCGCCGAACACCGCGCGGAACAATGGCGATGCGTCATCGGCGGGCGCTTGGATCTGCGCCGCCCAGCCCAGCACCTTGGCAGCAATCGGAAACCGATCCTTGCTCTTGCCGCTGGGCATCGATCGTACCTGTTCGGCCAGCGCCTGAAGGTTCAGATCCGTCATATAGGCCAGCTTGCCGCAGAGTTCGTCCTGCATCACCTTGAACTGCGCCACGGTCATTCCCGATGGCTTCACCAACCCCAACCGGGTCAGCGGATCAATCAGGTGTTCCCGCACCCGCTTTTCGCCCGTTTGCTGCTCTCTAGCGTCCATGTCTGCTCTGCCTTTCTTCTAAGCAATTCCAAGTTATCCACAGGCGTCCCGCCAGAGTTCTGCGCTAGTAAGGTGTTCTGTATTATGCCGTTTTGTGCCGCTCCAACCGATCAGACAATTTCAAGTTTTCCACAGGCGATGTCGGTTCAGAGTGTCGCGGTTGGCTAGTTCTATTTTCTTTCTCATTGTCTTTATCATTATCGATGCAGACACTAAGTGACTGTCCGCGACTGTCCGTTAGTGTCTCACGGACACTAAGTGACAGTCAGTTTTGAGCGATTTTAGGGAAGCGGCCTCTGCGGTCCTCTTCAATGCAAGCCTGAATAGCGGTGTGCAAATCGTCGACAATGCGCCGAGCGCGACCGTGAAGCTTCATACGTTCCCGAATAGCGGCATCAATCCACTTCACCTTACGCATATCACCCGCGATTACCGGAGACAGTGCCGCCACATCTTCTGTCAAACGCTGCAGACGCCTTTTTTGTGACGCGGCCTCTACCCGCGCAACGTGATTTGCTCGCGATGCAAAGGCAGCGGTCACGATGCGCGTCACCACCGGGTGCATCAATCTGATCTCATCATCAACGCGACACCGAACCCACCCATGCAGCGGCCCATGTTCCAGCTTGCACAACTCTGCAAAATGGTCGCGATCCACCGCTGGCTCTATCATCCGGGCAAGCCGCCGCAGATCACATGGAAGCGTCCCAACCGGCGTCTCGGAATGCGCCAGGTTGAGCAACTCGAACCACATGGATTTGCATTCGTGTGTCCCATTCCAACGCATGTCGGAACTGAGCCAGCGGCGAAATTCCCACTGTACAAAACCGTGAGAGTCGAGTCGGCAATCCGCGTCGATGGGATACTCAGGCAATCCACTAACATCTTCTGGCGACGAAACTGCATGCAATGTCATGCTGCCACCTCGACGTGCCTACCAGATGGAATAAGATAAAAAACTAGCCCGGCGCGCGCCCTGCATCTGGTGGTGAGAATGGCTTCCGATCCGTGGTTCCTCTTTGTCGAAGCTTGGCTGCTTTTATGGAAACCTCTAGCGCTTCCAATAAAACAGGGTGAGAAAGCCGTTGCTCTCGACCACACTTTATACGCCCCCACCCGTGTAACGGGCCAAAGTCGCGCGAACACAATTCCAACCAATACTTCAAATCTAGCCGCATAATCCAAGCGAGATGTTCTTGGTCGCAATCCAGCGTCCCGGGGGGACGCTCTCCCATTGCCAGCAAGCAAAGTTGAAAGGCAGCCCCTTTTACTTCTAAATCTGCCCTCATACCGAATTTTGACTGCAAAAACTTCCGATGGAAGAATGGCACCCAAGAGATATAACCCCACCGCAAATTCAGCGGATAAGGATACTCGCCTAAGTCTTGGAGCATTTTCAGAAAGCCCTACGGTGGAAACACACAACTGAGATTGCATAGGTTTACTACACAAGCGCAAGGGGACAATTGGTTGCTGAACGTTGACCCGTATGGCACCGCTAAGATCAAAGAACCTCGTCCAGAGAAATCGGCACGTGTGCGCTTCAGTCATAACTTCCCCCTTTCCTCCACACGTGAACGTCGATTATCCACCTGTCCCTCGATAAAGATCTTTGTTCGTTTTTTGGGTACATGCGGCTCTCGCCCAGAATGATGCATGAACGCACGCCCAGCCTCGGCGACCGCTGAAAACTTACCCGCCATATACCGTGCTTGCACTGCATCGGGGTCAAATCCCGCCATCACGCATGTGAAGCGGAAATCACGACCACCAAACCGGAACCACTCGCACGCAGTATCACGTGCATCGCAGGCGACCGGTGCATCCCCCTCATAGAGCGTATCCGATACAGCCAGGGCCAAGATCGCCCGCCAGAGATCCCGCTCAGCCATCAGGCACCCCCATTCAGCAGATACACAGGCCGCATCGCGCCCAGTCCGGTGCAGACAGCGCGCCAGACCTCTGCCGACTGACGCCAACCCTCGATCGGGGGCACCACGACAACCTCAGCAACGCGAGAAACCGGGCCAACCTCAGCGCTGGCCGTGCCAGCCTCAAACGCCGATAGCGCAGGCGACAAGGGCAGCAGCCCTGCCCCACTCAACAACCCCGCCCATTCCGCCGCGTAGTCAACCGCCAACACGGGACCGCCGGGAAAACCCGAATAAGGCGTGGCGAGGCAGGCAATCCGCCCCCGTTCGCGCGCAGCAACGTCATCAAGCGTCACGCCTGCGCGTAGCAAATCTGTGATACCCCAATACCAGCGCAACCAGACCCAATCGGGCCGGTCAGGAAACGCCAAAGCGCAGGACTGAAGGTCAAGCATGGCACCCCCCTTGGAAAAAGGGGCGCGCAGTGCAAGCTGCACCAACGCGCCCAGGTTCCATCAGGGAGGATACGGGGGCCACATGCAGGCGCGCCTGCCCCCAATCGGCGACGAAGCGAGGGTGGCGGCCCTCTATGCCCACTGTGTTTCTGCAACCGGCTGGATCACACAAAATAGAAATGGGAGATGAACCCGCGCAAAGAGTTGACAGCACACGCATTCCCGCACCAGTTGTTCGGTACATAGATACGAAGGATTCATCATGCGTAAATTTGCGTTTTTTGTCGTGCCTTTTGCCGCAGCTTGCTCTGTCTCGCTGCCAGTAAATGGTCAATTCGATGGCGAGCCAGCACAAGGCACAGCGACCGCGTCGCTTTCCGGCGGAACCTTTCAGGTCCTCAACACCAGAGGGCTGAGTTGCGCTGGCACCTATGATGCGGGAACAACCGCTATTACAATTCGCGCACCGGTATCCTGCACCGATGGCCGAACCGGCAATGCGATCATCACCCGTAAGACAGATCTGATCTCCGGCACGGCGATTGTTAGACTGAACGATGGCACGACCGGAGAATTCGTGTTTGGTGATCTGCAATACGGCGAGGAATTTTAGAGCGCCCAGACGTGAAACGCAGAACCAGCGGATCGCATAGGGCGCAATACCACAAACACCCGATGCGATCCATTCCGCCACGCGCCGCTTGAAAAAACCGCCTTGACTGACATCTGAACAGACGCGGCTCATGGGGTGCCCAATCATCTAATCCCCCCTTGCATTCCAGGCTTGGCCGCAGCAGCTAACACGCGATCTTTTGAATTTTCATTCGAACAAAAGGCTATTTTATGGATATCGACATAGACACCGCGAAGCAGGCAATCGACATCGCTCGCAGCGGCTCCACGGCACTTTCTTCGGCTGTAGGCGCCCTTGACCGCCTCAAGACGTTGTTTAAGTCGTCTGAGCCGCTGCCAATGGATGATGTCAGAGCGACCATAACCGCGCTGAACGAACAGATAATGGATGCGCGCGAGGCGAATATAAGACTTCGTGAGACGGTAGGAGATCTCCGCGACGAGATGATCGAGATGAAACGCCGTCAGGAGAAATTTAGCGGATACGAACTGTGGCAGACACCGGAAGGACAAACGGTCTATAGATCCCCAGCAGGCGTAGAGCCCCTGCACTACCTTTGCCCCAATTGCCATGACGATGGGGTTAAAACGATCCTGCAGGGCGATGCGTATTCCAAGAAGTGCCGCGCATCTCCGGGTCATGGGTACTTTCATTTTACCGCTAGCCCAAAGCCCGAGAGAGACAGGAATAAATGGCTGCGTTGAACGTGATGGGATCACAGTGTCCCATTGGTTCTTGTGAGGTTCCGTCATTTCGTGGCCTCTTTTTCAGCATCAGCAAGAGCATCGAGAATAGCCACGACTGTTCCATGCGAAGGCCCGGCGATCTTCCCGCCCTCTAATCGGCAGACATAGTTGGAAGAGGGTAGGCCTGCACGACGGCACAGCTCCGCCTGTGAGAGACCAAGTTCCTCACGTCGAGTTTTGATGTCTTGAATGCAGTTTGTCATTTTTGACGCCACTTATACATACAGGTATATAAATATACTTGAACGTACAACTGTCAACGCCTAATCCGTCTTGCGCCCTATACCGATACGTACTACCGTTTTCGTTGATTGGGAGAGCTAAGCCGAGCACATGGACAACGCCGCAAGAAACAGACTGAAAGCAGCCCTTGCGCATAGCGATTGGACCGCTGACGCGTTAAGCAACAAGCTTTTTGGAACAGCGACTTATGTTTCTCGCGTTACGACCGGTCGTATTCAGGATCCGTCACCGACACGCTTGCAAGCTATCTGCGATGCCCTCGAGGTCGACATTACCTTCATTTTGACCGGCCGATCTAGCTCTCCAGACCGTGAAGAGCTGATCAACAGTCTTGCGAATGCACCTGAGAGCGTGATCTCTGATGTTGCTGAGTTTGTTCGGCAACACGGCCTTGTGAAGAAGTAAAAACCTTCAATCTTTTCAGATAGAACTGACGTATGGCCCGCCACTCACTGTCGGACGAATGGACTATTGCGCTAGCGATGTCCTGAAAACTCGTCATGCGTGCGGCCTCACTGTCAAAATTGATATTGATTTATACATTTTGGTATACTACCTAGGGGATAGTTATGGTCAAGGAATTTGAGATGAACCCTCATGTAAAATTAGCCTTTGACACATTGTCGCGCTTCTCAGATTTCGGATGCGCAATCGGAATTTTGTTCAACAATGGTCATCCAAAATACTCCCACTTCACCTATCCTCCCACATTCTTGGAAGCATACCATGAGAAGGACATGGCTCTAAGGGATGCCACCTTGAGGTACGGTTTGACGTGCAATGGCCGTATCGGCTGGTCCGAGCTGGAGAGGCAAGGATGGGACGCAGCATCGTTTGAGCTGGCGCGATCATTCGGAATTGAAGACGGTGTTTGCTTCGCCCTCGAAATCGAAGGGCACAAGACAATTGCAAGCATATCTCATCGCAAAGGTTGCCCGCCGTCGGATGCCACTCTCGATAGATGCATGGACGCGTTGAGCCTAGCAACTTTGAGTTCGCTTGAAGAACGCAGGACGCTAAAGCTATCGCAAGGAACTTTGGATTATCTGTCGGCGATTTCACAGGGTGGAAAATTGAACGATGTCGCCGAAGTTCTGGGACTAACCTACTCAGGCGCTCGCGCAAGGCGGGTGAACGCGCTTGACGAGATTGGTGCCAAGACAGACGCCCAGGCGGTTGTAATAGCTATCCGTGAAGGTGCATTCAGCCCTTACCGAACGGTATAGAGAAAGTCGAAAGCTTAAATCTTAAACTGCTCTTGGATTCTAAATTCAGGAGTAGAAAAATGATTTCAATCGTCGGACCAAACCCCTCCGAGGTAACCCATCAAAACATTCTGGACTTTATGGCAATCAGGAAGGAGGAATTTGTAGATCGACTAGGATGGGATCTCGTCCATACGTCGCAAGTCGAATGGGATGAATACGACCTCCCGAATGCTCAATTTATAGTAGCATATGAAGATGGAAAATGTATCGGTGGAGCCCGACTTATGCGCACCGACAGCATAACACCTCGGCGCCAGGGGCAAGATCTGTCCTACATGCTGGCCGACTTCCTATCGGGCGCTCTGCCAGTTGACTTTGATCCCGCAGCAATGAAGGCCGAGTTACACCCGAGCGCTGATTTATGGGAAATGACCCGCTTCGTAGGAAGTCCCCATATCACTAGGGTAATACTTGCCCGTGCAAACGAATACTTGTCTGAAGTTGGGGCCCAGTCAGTCCTGACACTGTCCCCCCGCCTAATGCCTTTGGCACTCAGGCGACTGGGATACAAAGTCAGCGTGTTAAGCAAACCCGTCACGTTCGATGGCTTAGAATATGTCGCACTGAGAACCGATATTCGCAGCGACATGCGCAGAACTGGCTAGGGGAGCTTCTCACATCCATCACATTTGTACCTGTATGTATATTTATGACTTGATTTATACCATTACGTATATTTATGTACATACAGGTACAGATTTTGAATGGAGTACAGCGTGGACGATGTATTTGAGACAAACCCCGCACCTGCTAACGCCACATGCGATATTGAGCAGGACCTACTGACCGATGCGCTCGACACTACGGGCAACCCAATAGCGCACTGTAACAATTCAAATAAATTCATTTGGTCGTGGTCAGTCCTGAAATCCGCCCGAGGCCAGCGCGTCAATTTCGATAAGCTTGATGAACCCGCGCACCGGATTGAACCACCCAGCAGGATCGCGGACCGCATCCGACGCCACATCGCCGCGACAGGCCTTCCCGCCCGTCCGCCGGCATTGATCGCCCAAGGCGCGATCGCATGACCCGCCAGTCCTTTGCCGAGATGCCACCCGCCCAGCAGGCGGGGATCCTCTGCAATGATCCGCGCTTTCAGGAATTCGCCGCACAGCGCAGCGGCTTTCCCGGCAAATCGCTGATGTCCAGCGCCGCCGCTGAATACGTCCGCCTAATCTGCGGCGTGAACAGCCGTGGCCTGCTCAATAGCAACAGGGCCGCTGCCGATCGCTTCGCCGCCCTGCGCACCGAATTCAACGCCTGGACAGGCAAAATCGCGACCCCGCGCTAAGAAAGGACCCACGTGTGATGACACTGACCACGCCCCCCGCCCTAATGAAGGCTGAACCCCACGACCCCTACAAAATGCGGTCATTGGAACAGGTGCTTTCCCTATTTGATGGTGGCGACTTCCTGATCCAGCTCATGAAGGATCACCGTCAGCTGCAGCTCGACATGCTGGAACACAAGGAAGAGCACGGCACCAAAGGGTGTCAGGGCAGCATGACCATCACAGTCAGCTACGCGGTGGGCAAATCCGGCGACGTGAATATGGGCGCAACCGCAGCCTTCAAAGGCCCCAAGAAGCCCGCATCAAATGCAGCAGCGTTCCTCAACGATCAGGGCGAGCTCACACTTTACAGCCCCATGATGAAGCAGATGCACGAACCAGTCCGCGACGTCACCGATTACGACCCCGAAACCGGCGAAATCCGCGATCCGGACTAAGCCACCCCGCACATCAAAAACCGCAGAAAAGAGGACAGCCCAAATGGCATATGACGATCCCGACGTAATGACGAACCCAGCCGAGACCATGCGTCAGGTGATGGAAGAATTCGGCCACCATAAAGACATTGATCTGCATGAGACACTGGATCTGACCCGAGCCGATCTGGTGACGGTGCCAAAGCATCGCGACATCAAAGACCTGACACCGCAAATCCGCAGCGCCGCCGAATACTTGAAACCGGCACGCCGCAAGGGCACCGCCCGCCTGGAAGATCTGAACAGCATCATCAGCTGGGCCAACCGCTTCAAAGGTGAAACCTCAGCCCTGTTTGCTGAACCCGATATGGCCGCACCCAAGCTGACCTGCATCGCCGATTATCACGCCGCAGGCCCAGCCGATCAGACAACCGTCACCGGTGACCCGACCGCCCGCCACTGCCATCACAAGGCCACCTACAGCTTTCCGCTGTCAGATGAGTGGAAGGCATGGATGGGCGTATCTGGCGATCCACTTGAAAAAGACGACATGGGCGAGTTCATCGAGATCAACGCGAAGGATGTCATGGACCCGACACCCGCCATCCTGAAGGGCGAAGAACTCAACGATAACCAGGGCTGGGAAAATCGGCTTATTCGCACCGCAAACCAGATTGAAGGCAAGTTTGGCCAGCTCCACAGCCTTCTACAGATGTCCAAGCAGTTTCAGGTGTTTGAAACCAGCGATCTGAGCGTGTCGACAAATCGCGACACCGGCGAGGCCGAGATCAGCTTTGTAAACGAGCACAAGGATGCCGCAGGAAAACCGCTCAACATCCCCAATTTGATCATCATCGCAATCCCCGTGTTCCGTGGCGGCGCAGCATACCGCATGGCTGTTCGTTTCCGGTATCGCAAGAAGGGCGGAAAAATCTGCTTTATCCTCTCGCTCTACAACCCTGAGAAATCCTTTGAAGCAGCCTTCAAAGAAGCCGTTGAGCAGGCCGAAAAGGACACGCAACTACCGCTATTTTATGGCGCGCCTGAGACCCCCTAAGCCGGGCAGAGCACTCGCAGCGTAGGCGCTGCGACAGAGGCGCGGCCTCCCACTCACGGACCTACCGCCGCGCCTCATCCTAAACCACCGATTTGGCCACCTTGTTACCTCAGGAGATCCCTATGGAATTTGCATTGTTCGCCCTGATGACATTCGTCGGCGCCTTCAAAATCGCCGCTGAAATCCGCGCCTGCGAGTACGAGCGCACAATCCTTGGCCCTCTACTTTTCTTCGCCGGGCTGACCGGGATCATCATCACCGCCATCGACGCAGCACTTTGATCCGCGCGAACACGCCTCAACCTAGAACCGCACCCCTTTGATGGAAGCCGACAAGGGTAAATCTATGCAAATAACTCAGGAGGCTGAAAGCAGGAACGAACCGCTTTGGTGGCTCACGAAAGACGGTGATCGATCCTGCCTGAAAATGTATGAGCGACACTATTCAGCATATCAGTACCAAGATGGGCGCAAACGAAAGCTGTTCTGCGGTCCAGGCGAGAAAATTGTGCTCCGCACCAAGAGCGCCGATGCAATGTTTGTTTGGCGAAAGTTCATCGATGCCAGCGGGCAAACGGGTGTGAATTGTGCCGTGTTCCGAAACGAAAGCGCGCACCTCGCGTCAGAGCTTATCCGACAGGCTGACGCTATCGCTAATTTCTGCTGGCCTGGTGAGAGGCATTACACATACGTCAATCAGAAGCACGTCCGTCCCGGCCGACCAGGTTACTGTTTCGAGTGTGCAGGTTGGCAGCGGTGTGGACGCACCAAGGGTGGATTGCTTGTACTGGAGATGGCTCCTGCGCACAGGCCTACCGCTTGACTGAGACCCATTCCACCTAACCCCAACCCCGGAGGCACCATGAACACGTACCACGTCGCGATAGACGAAGCCGCAGACCGGCGCTTGCATGCCATTGCCACGCAGCTCGGCCGCACCGTCGAAAGCTTGATCGAGAGCGCCGCAGAGGAAGCCGCACTCGCCCACTTCCGGCACCGAGACGATGACCCGGCGCGCCGCTCCACCTAACCCCAATTGCAGGACCGACGTGACCAAGCCAGAAACCGTGAAAGTGGGATATGCCCGCGTCTCGACAATAGAGCAGAACCTCGACATGCAAATCACAGCCCTCAAACAATACGGCGTCCATGACGCCATGATCTTCACCGACAAAATGAGCGGCGCGAAGAAAAACCGCCCAGGGCTGCAAGCGGCTATCTCAACAGCGGCGGAGACTGGTGGCGAGTTCGTTGTTTGGAAGTTGGATAGACTGGGCCGTACACTGCTGGGCATCATCGGCGCAATGCAGGTGTTTGAGGCAAACAACGTCCTGTTGGTCAGCCTGACAGAGCGCTTCGACCTCGCCAGCCCGATGGGCAAAGGCATGTTTCACATCATGGCCGCTCTGGCGCAGATGGAGCGTGACCTGATCAGAGAGCGCACAATCGCGGGAGTCAAAGCGGCCCGTGAGCGCGGCGCGCTTCACGGCAGACCCCAGACGATGACACCAGAACGGATGGAAAAGGCCGCAGAACTCGCTCTAGCAGGCGTATCGGCAACCAAGATCATCCCTGTCATGAAGGCAATGCCAGGACCCAGCATCGCCAAATCTCGCGTCTATCAATGGGTCAGGGACTTCAAGGCCCAAAATGAATTGCCAGCCTCAAAGAATACTCAGACCCTTATCGGGAGCCAGAAATGACACAGCAACTGATCGCCGTAGATGCCAATGCGCTGGCAAGCCTCCAGGATGAGCTGACAGAAATAAAGCGCCTCCTGTTGGCATCAAAAATCAACCCGCCAGCAAAATGGATTACCGTCGCGGAATACGCGCAAAAGGTGGGAAAATCCGAAGCGACCGTCAGACGATGGATCAGGGATGGCCAGCTTGAACGAAAGCAGAAGTTGGTCAAGAACCCAGATGCCTAATCCAGGCGCTTGGCCAGCTCTTCAGCGCTTTCATTGTAGTACACGCGCAGCTGCCTCAGATCCGTGTGCCCCACCATCCGGGCCAACGCCAGTACGTCAAGCTTTCGTGAGAGCGCAGTGATCGCCGCATGACGGGAATCGTGGAACGTCAAACCGGTGACATCCGCCCTATCCCGCAACTTCCTAAACAGAACATCCAGCTGGCGAGACGAAAGACCAAACACCGGATTGAGATCCGGCAAGGCTCTTAGCAGCTCAACCGCCTTGGTCGACAACGGAACCTCTCGCGGCCTGCCATTCTTGGTATGCGTTAGCAGAGCCACCCGGCGATCTAGATCAACCCGATCCCACTCCAAGCCAGCAATTTCACCCGCGCGCATTGCGCTCTCCAGAGCAAACCTGAATGCATGGAACGCCCGCGCTGTTGCTTTGGTCAGATCTTCACCTGCACTCAACTGCATCGCTTCGATTTCGTCGGCAGTCGGCAACCGATCACGGGGCTGCGGTTTCGTAGGCTTACGCACGTCACTGATTGGATTTACCGCGATCAGCTCCCACTCCCTCCGCGCAACGGTCAGAACTGATGATATGAGCTGCATCTCGCGGATCACACTCGCGGGTGCAACTTCCTTTAGGCGCTGATCCCGCCACTTTGCGAAATCCTTGGCAGATAAATCCTCCAGCCTGATCTTGGCGATCTCATCTCGCCCGATCTTTTCCAGCCGTATCACCTCCCAGCGATGCCCCCGCTTTGAAGGCGAGACCTCGCGAGCATAGCGCTCAAACAGCTCGCCCAGCGTTAGCTTCGCCGCAACCTTGTCGTGGTTCAATATTTCGAACTCAGCCCGAGCGGCCCAGTCTTTGGCCTCTTGCTTTGTCGGAAATACCTTTGACTTTCGGACACCATTGCGGGCAACCTCGGCCCGATATCCCGATTTTAGCTTACGAATAGACGCCAT